ACTTGACTGGTCTGGTTCTATGGCAAACGAGATCTTTGAGACTATCTGTCAGGTCATCAACCTTGCACAGTTCTGTAAGAAGGTTGGTATTCCTTTTGATGTCTACACGTTTGTCAATGATCATAGTCTGTTGAAGTTCTTTGGTGTTGACTCTGACACTTCTATGGCAAACCTTCCTAAGGTTGCAGAATCTGGTGTAGGTGCCTTCTGGGTTGACCCTCGGTTCAAGTTAGTCAACGTATTGACCAGCGAGGGTAATCAAAATAACTTCAAACGTCAATGCAACTTCCTGTATAGGGTAGGAAACTACTGGAATGATCGTAGAAATATGTATAAATTCCGTCCTACACCTCCTCCATTCATGGGTTTGGGTGGTACACCATTGAATGAAGCATTGATTGTGATGCGTGAGTACCTAGGAGTCTGGCAAAAGAAAGCAGGTGTGGAGAAATCTCACCTGGTTGTCTTGACTGATGGAGAGTCACAGTGTACTTGGATCGCAAAAGACCCTACTGATAGTCACTATTTTGATGAACCATATCCTTCTGCTATTCGTGGTGAGAGTGTGATCCGAACGAAAAATAGGTACTACTCTGACATCAAAGATCCACATCAGTCAATGACCAGGGGACTGATTAGGGTTATTCGTGACACATATCCTGAGTGTTCTGTCATGGGTTTCCGTATTTGTTCATCACGTCACCTGACTTCATATCTCAATGCCTTAGGTATGCATGGTTTTGATGTACATGCAAAGTATTCCAAAATGTTCCGAAGGGATAAGTCTGTTGCCATTGTTGGTTCCTGTTATAACGAACTGTATTGCATACAATCTAGTTCTTATAATTCTGATGTGGAAATGGATGTTGCTGAGGATGCAACCAAAGGTCAGATCCGATCTGCTTTCAAAAAATCTTTGAAGTCGAAGAGTATCAATCGTAAGATGCTCTCCTCCTTTGCTGGACAAATCGCGTAGTGTCCACTCTGCCCCTGACTCTGCCCCAATCTGCCCTATACTTACTTCATACGAAACAAACCAATGCCTGCCAAGTCTGACCTCAACACTATCGATCTGATCAAGTACCTTACAGCAACCTATGCTACTCCTGAGGTAAATACTAATCAGGTACTCGCTGCTGCTGATCACTTTGGTGTTTCTTATCCCACTGTGTGTCAGCGATTGGAAAAGTTCAAATCAGGTCGTGGTAAGTGGAACCTTACTGCGACAGAACTCGAAGAGACCTATAACGCTCCGTCTGCTGCCCCTGCTGTTGAGACTTCTACCTTGATTCCTATCAAAGACAAAAACTATGTACCGTTCGGAAACTTCACTGATCTGAAAAAGATCATTAAGTCTGGTGTATTCTATCCAACGTTCATCACTGGACTGTCTGGTAACGGTAAGACCATGGGTGTTGAGCAAGCATGTGCTGCTCTCGGACGAGAACTGATTCGTGTAAACATTACTATTGAAACTGATGAAGATGACCTCGTGGGTGGTTTCCGTCTTGTGGGCGGCGATACTGTTTGGCATAATGGTCCCGTCATTGAAGCACTCGAACGAGGTGCAGTCTTGCTACTCGACGAAATCGATCTCGCCTCAAACAAAATCCTATGTCTGCAATCTATTCTTGAAGGGTCGGGAGTTTATTTGAAGAAGACAGGTAGGACTGTCACCCCGTCACCTGGGTTTACTGTGTTTGCTACCGCCAACACCAAGGGTAAGGGTTCTGATGATGGTCGTTTCATCGGCACCAACGTGCTGAACGAGGCATTCTTGGAGCGTTTTCCTCTGACATTTGAGCAAGAGTATCCTGCTCCTGCTATTGAGAGTAAAATGCTCAACAATTACTGTGCTGAACTTGATTGCTGTGATGCAGAGTTCATTAAGAACCTCACCACTTGGGCAGAGATCATCCGTAAGACCTTTGCTGAGGGTGGTGTTGATGAAGTGATCTCAACACGTCGTCTGGTCCACATCATTCGTGCATTCTCTATCTTTAACAATCGTTTGAAGGCAATTAAACTCTGCCTGAACCGTTTCGATGACGAGACTCGCGATTCTTTCTTGGAATTGTACTCTAAGATTGACTCTGATGTTGAAATCAATCCTACTATCCTTGATTCCTGATGCTATATCGTACACAAATCCTTGATGACTCTGGTATATCCAAAGTCCTTTCCCAAGTTGATCCCGTCCTAGTCTTGAATTCACATAAGAACGTAGATGAAGATAAGGGTATCGAACCTGACTTGCTAGATGACTACATCGAAGACTCTATGCAACCAGAACTGACTCTCACCTGTGGTAGATCAGGTTTTACTTTCAAAAAGTACAACCCTGGTCAAGATTATGACTGGCATCAGGACGAGGTTACCTCTGATGATGGTCTGAGGTTGGATGTATCTACCACCTTGTTTCTCAGTAACCCCGATGAATATGAAGGTGGTGAGTTGGAGTTGCGTTTTGGTGACTTTGGTGTTAGTATTAAACTTCCAGCAGGCCACGCTGTAATCTATCCGACTGGTATCATCCATAGAGTACGACCAGTTACATCAGGTGTCCGTAGGGTAGTTCATTGGTGGGACGAATCCAACGTCCAGAACCCTTTTAGGAGGGATGCCATTGTACAACTCAACAAACAACCTGAACGCATCGATCTACACACTGCTACACTTGAACGATTCTGTTAATTATGAACAAATACAATGAGGATGAAATCCTTAAAGAACTTAAAGATTACATCGCTAGTACATACAGTCAGCACTACTCTGCTGGTCCCGAAGGGTTTCAAACCCTAGACTTGATTGAAGCATGTGGAGATGGGGAATCCTTCTGCCGTTCTAACATCTTGAAGTATGCATCTCGATACGATAAGAAGGGAACTGCTAGACGTGACATCCTAAAAGTGCTACACTATGCTGTACTGTTGATGCACTTCAACGACAAAAATGCCAAAACGGAAGACTATCCTCAATGACCTGTATGAAATTTACTGAACCACAATTGGAAATCCTCGGGTTGTTCATGAACATCAACCCATCTATCATGTTTAAACCTGGTCAGAAGGTTTCAACTATCTCTAACAATAAGAATATTCTCGGTTCCTGTACTTTCAAAGACATTGAGTTTCAGCGTACTGCACCCATCTATGACTTGGGTAACATGATGAAGACCATCAAGGTCCTCTCACGTAATACTACTAGCATTCCTGACGTTGACTTCAACGATAAGCACGTTGACATCAGCATGAACAACAGTCGGATGAAGTATTACTATGCTGATGAGAGCATGATTACAGTTCCACCTGACATCATCAACAGTATCGGTGAACTATCTGTATCTACTGAACTGACCAATGAACACCTGTATCAGATCTTTGCTGCGGCCTCTGGTTACCAACTTCCTGACCTGTGCTTCCAAGGTAAGAACGGTGTTCTACATGCTATTGTTACTGATAAGCGTAACACTACTGCTAACACCCTGGAAATTGAACTTGGTGAGACTGATAAAGACTTCTGCTTCTGCATGAAGATCGAGAACATCGCTATCCTGATGACTGGTGGTCAACCCTGTCGTGCTGCGAAAGGTTACAGAATCGATCTGTATGAGCGCAAGGTCGCCAAACTGCATGGTATTATGACAGAGAGTTCATCCGTTGAAAATCTTGAACTGATGATTGCTCTTGAACCTGATTCAGAATACTGATGAACATCTTCGTTACGGACCCATCCCCATATCACTCTGCTGTGGTTCTTCCTGACAAGCACATTGTCAAGATGCCCTTAGAGACCTGTCAGATGCTTGCTATTGTATGCTCTGACAAATGGGGTCATGGTTTTGGCACCCTTCCCAAAGCAGACGGTACTCCCTATGCTACTGAGAAGGGTGCTTTTCGTAACCACCCATGTACCAAGTGGGCAAATGAGTTCGTAACTAACTGGCAGTGGTTGCTTGCTCATGGACTTGCTATGTGTGACGAGTACACTGCTAGGTATGGTAGAGTACACACATGCCAGAAGACTCTTCTAGCAGCGAAAGAGATCCTACCTACTGCTGATCCTCAGGGTCGGTCAGGTAAGGAGACCACACCATTCGTCAGAGCAATGCCTGATGAGTACAAACTTGACACTAGTATCTCTACCATCGATGCATACAAAATGTATATTGCATCTAAACCATGGGTAGCAGATAACTATATTAAACTTCCACATCGTAAACCTGACTGGGTTTGACACTAAATTATGAATGATTTCCTTTGGGTAGAAAAGTATCGTCCTCAGACGGTTGATGATTGTATCCTTCCAGAGGAGACTGCGACCATGTTCAAGGGTTTCCTTGACAAGGGTGAGATCCCTAACATGCTGCTTGCTGGTCCTGCTGGTATTGGTAAGACTACTATTGCTAAGGCACTGTGTAATGAACTGGGTGCTGACTACTATGTGATCAATGGATCTGATGAGGGACGTTTCCTGGACACGGTAAGGAATCGTGCCAAGGCATTCGTTTCCACTGTCTCTCTGACCTCTGAGGCACGTCACAAGGTGCTTATTATCGATGAGGCAGACAACACCACTCAGGATGTGCAAATGCTTCTGAGGGGGTTCATCGAAGAGTTCCAGAACACCTGTCGTTTCATCTTCACCTGCAACTACAAGAACAAGATTGCTCAACCACTGCACTCTCGCTGCACTGTGGTGGAGTTTAATGTGAAAGGTAAAGAGAAAGCACAACTTGGTGCTGCTTTCTTCAAGCGTGTTCACACCATCATGGCAGAGGAAGGCATCGAGTTTGAGATGTCAGTGCTTCGCGAAGTTGTGATGAAGCACTTCCCTGACTTCCGACGCACGATCAATGAACTGCAACGTTACTCCTCTAAGGGTAAGATTGATACAGGTATCCTAGGACAACTCTCTGATATTGCTATGTCAGATCTTATGAGTCACTTGAAGGGTCGTAAGTTTACTGACGTTAAGAAGTGGGTTGTTGCTAATATGGACAACGAACCTCATGCTGTCATGAGAAAGGTGTATGATTCCCTCTATACATACTTACAACCAAAGAGTATTCCCGAAGCAGTTCTTGTTATCGGTGAGTACCAATACAAAGCAAACTTTGTCATGGATCAGGAGATCAACCTCGTAGCATTCATGACTGAGATCATGATGAGGTGTGAGTTTAAATGATAAAGACCCATGAGTTATTCCCTACGAGAGTCTATGAGTTTCGTTTAGAAGGTGATGACATGGCAATGTCTGATCAGGCACTGGAATATATCAAAACTTTGAACATGCAAATGTATAATTTCCCTGCTGGTGTTCGTACTAGTAAGGGTGATTTGCATAAAGATGAACCTATGCAAGAGATGACAGGGTTCTTTCATGACTGTCTAGATTATATTCGTTGTGATCTTGCACTTCAAGTAGAAGAACTACGTATCTCTTTATCATGGGCAAATTGGGCACCACCTCAATCAGGTGCTGGTCATCCTCTCCATCGTCATAACTATTCTTATCTCTCTGGTGTATATTATTTCACCGAAGGTAGTGATACTGTCTTCCATGACCCTGTTGATATCCGTAATCTTGATACCTTAGAGATTACTCGCGACTTCTTCGACGGACCTGAGGAACGTATCACGGCGGAACCTGGTAAACTTCTTATCTTCCCTGGATGGTTAAGACATTATAGCAATCCTCACTCTGGTAAAAAAGACCGCTATACTATGTCTTTCAACTCATTACCCCATGGTCCTGTCAACGCTGGTCCACAAGGTGTCCCTATGGCAAACATCAACGTATTATGATTGACCCTACACGATTTGATTTTCCATCTATCTTTGGAGTTGTGAAGTCTACTGATGGGTTGAAGCGGCGACAAACTAGACCACTCAGAGCAGAAGTCCAAGAGATTTCTATTGCTAAGTACAGTGGTGGTCAGTTGAATTATGTCGGAGCAACTGCTATTGGTCAGGACTTCCTTGGATTAGAAGATGGACTTCGCTATGAGTCTAAGGGTAAGGATAATTTATTTTGTAAGAGGATACCATGGACATCAGAAATTACCTTGAAGAATTTTCAAGGTAATAACACAGGTGTACCTGAAAAAACCTTTGACTACATGCTATTGTGGGACACAGCAACATACACAGTTGCTATCTGTACTTGGGATGCTTGTATGAAGCATGTTACTTTGAAGGATGACTCCGTTAAGTTCCGAGTGCATACAGATGATCTGACTTTCTTGGCAAAGAATGTCACACCAATTGATAAGGGAGACTTTGCATCCCAACTTTATAATCTTATTGAGTCAACAGTATGAAACTATTGAAGACCCCTCTCAGATATCCTGGTGGTAAGTCGAGAGCAGTTACACAACTAGAACCCTGGTGCCCTGCTAAATTTAATGAGTACAGAGAACCATTTGTGGGTGGCGGTTCTATGGCAATATACATGTCTCAGTTGTATCCTGAGATCCCTGTCTGGATTAATGACAAATATACTTATCTCTACAATTTCTGGGTAGCACTCAGGGATCAAGGTGACCTACTGTCTGATGTATGCTATGCGATTAAAGAAGAGAACCCTACACCTGACCTTGCTAAGGAGTTGTTTAATAGAAGCAAAGAGGAAATATCCGACGCCGATCCTTTTCGTCAAGCTGTTCTATTTTGGGTTCTTAATAAGTGCTCTTACTCAGGGTTGACTGAGAACTCTTCATTCTCACAGAGTGCATCAATTCAAAACTTCACCAAGCGAGGAGCAGCGAATCTAAAAAACTATCAAGATCTGATTGCACACTGGCGTATCACTAATCTAGATTACTCCGAACTACTAGATGGTGATTCAGATACCTTTGTCTTTCTAGATCCTCCATACAGAATTAATTCTTTTCTATATGGTACCAATGCTGAGATGCATAAGAACTTTGATCATGAAAGGTTTGCTAAACTGACTAAGGAATCTAAGAGTGAGTGGATGGTCACCTATAATGTAGACAAAGAGATTGAAAGTATGTTCAGTGAACATCATCAGAGATACTTCAAACTTACATATGGTATGAAGCACAGAGCAAACAACAAGAAGTCTGAACTTCTCATCACTAGTTACAACCCAACCCCTAATACACTAGAACAGTTCTTCTAATGAGTAAAGAATTTGAGTATCAACTGAAAGACTACCTCAATGGTATCAACTTGAAGCAAGGTAACCTTCATGAAGATGAACGTGCCATGGCAAAGTATCCATCTTATGTCGTTAGTAAGTGTCTTGCTGGTCATCTTGATTGTATTCTCCATGTAAATCAGATGAATATGTTGTATGATCTGGATAATGATATGCAATATAATTTTTACCTACATAGTATTAGGAAATCCAAACGCTTTGCGCCTTGGAACAAATACACGGCAGAAGATGATCTAGAACTAGTAAAACAGTTCTACGGATATAGCACCGACAAGGCGAGAGATGCCCTGAAACTGCTCAACAAAGATCAGTTGGAAGTCATCAAAACTAAATTAAATGTTGGAGGAAATTCAAGATGACTAGTGAAGAGATCTCGTGGTCTCAGGATATGATGTTGGAAGTGGCACTTAAAGAACCAGATGATTTCTTAAAAGTGCGTGAAACTCTAACTAGAATTGGTGTTGCATCTCGCAAGGATCGTAAACTCTACCAGTCATGTCATATTCTGCATAAGAAAGGTAAGTATTACATTGTTCATTTTAAAGAACTGTTCGCTCTGGATGGTAAACCAGCGAACATTACTAAGAACGATATCGAAAGAAGGAATCGCATTGCTAAACTTCTGTTTGATTGGGGACTAGTTAATTTTCAAGCGGATGAACTAGTAGAGATTGCACCTTTGAATCAAATCAAAGTTCTGTCCTACAAAGATAAGCAAGAGTGGACGTTGGAAAGTAAGTACAACATCGGTAAGAAGAAAGTAACTGTTGACACCTGACCCATGTATGAGGATATGGATTGTTATGATAAAGCAATCCAACTCTTCGGAACAAGAGTTGGTATGATCTGTGCCATGGAAATGGCAAAGAAACTTGATGCTGAAACTGCTTATGCTAACATCAAGTTAGAGTTGAAAGAACTCAAAAGAGTTCGTAAGAAGTGGAACAAGGAACACAACTGATTGATTATTAATGAAATTTATTGGATTGAGAGTTGAGGATCACGATTCCAACATCACCTATACCGATGGAACCAAAGTAAAGTATCTCTCTACGGAGAGATATTTTCATATAAAGCATCATGGACTAGACAATACATGGCAGTGGCAAGACCTTACTGATGAGTTGGGTGTGCATATCAACGAAGTTGATGCCCTTTGTATTGTTAGCGATCAAGTAACCTTTGATGAGGGTGAACTCTATCGTGAGATAGATATCGGATTGCCTTGTAAAACGTTTGCAATCGATCACCACTGGGCACATGTACTTTCACAATGGCCAGTAGGCATTCCATACACTAACTATGTGTTCGATGGGTATGGTAGTAACAGAAGGTCCCATTCTCTGTTCTTAGGTGACAACTTAGAACTGTCTCATGATGTAGATATCACAGGATCTATTGGTATTGAGATGGCAAAGGTGGGTGCTGCTCTTGGTCTTACAGATAACACTCCACATGGTCTAGATCTTGCTGGTAAGATCATGGGACTAGCAGCATATGGTATCATTGATACAGAATATGCGAAGTTCCTGGATCAGTTCCCTATCAGTAGGGTGAAAGATATCTGGAACTATGATCAGTGGACTAGGAAGTGGGATAATAGTTTTGATATCAATTGGTTACGTACTGTTCATGAGACAACAGCAAATAAATTAGCAGAATATGTGGGTAATGGTGATGATGAAGTAGGATATACAGGTGGTGTAGCACTGAACTGTGTGTTCAATGGACGCATTACACAGACTGGACAACAGATTTCTACTATTCCACATTCAAATGACTGTGGATTGTCCTTAGGAGCAGTAGAATTCCTTAGAAGACGCTTCCATACAGAGGAGTTTGATGCTACTGGGTTCCCATTCTGGCAGGATGATGAAGCACCTGAGGAAGTCAGTGATGAGACTATCAAAATAGTTGCAGAAGAGTTAGCAGTAGGTAATATTGTTGCTTGGTATCAGGGTCATGGTGAGATCGGACCTCGTGCATTGGGTCATAGGAGCATTCTTGTTAATCCTAGGTGTGAAAACATCAAAGATGTGCTGAATAGTAAGGTTAAGCATAGAGAACACTTCCGTCCTTATGGTGCCTCAGTCCTACGAGAAGACGCTCCAAGGCACTTTGATGTACCTGACGGTGCAAATATGCCTTGGATGAATGTTTCTGTAAATGTTACTGATAATGACCTGACATCTGTCACACATGTCGATGGTACATGTAGGATCCAAACTGTTGAAGGTGATGACTGCTATGCCAGACTATTGCGAGCATATAAAGACATCACAGGTGACAGTGTACTGCTCAATACCTCACTAAATTTAGGTGGTAGTCCTATCGCATCTAGTTTCTGGGAAGCGAAGGAGTTGTTTAGTAAAAAAGATATTGACTTTTTATGTATTGGTAATGATCTACTTCATAAATAGGTGAAGTTACTTCTTCTCTATGGATAACCCAAAGAAAGAGGAAACCAAGAAGGACAACAAATTTGAGTGGGCGGATGAGGGTGTATCAACTCTCGTTCGAGTTATTATACTTGGATGGTCAGCAGCAATTCTGACCCTTAACTATGTAACTGTTCCTGGTATTCCTCAGAAAAATATTGATCCAACTTTTATCGCCAGTGTGTTCACTGGAACCTTAGCCACTTTTGGAGTGATGCCCTCCAAGAAAAAGGATGAAGATAAAACTCCTACATTACCGAAAAAAGATGAGAAAATTTCTTAGTTTGATTTGTTTGCTGGGTGTCATGTTCATGGCAGCACCAGTCTTTGCCGTTGATGTTGTCATGGGTGCTGGGGGTAACCTAGCATTTGAACCTAATGAGATTACAATCTCAGCAGGTGACACACTACACTTCGTAAATGAGGCACTACCTCCTCACAATATTATTGTTGAAGCACGTCCCGATCTTTCGAGAGAGGCACTGCTCTTTGCACCTGGTGAGTCACAAGATATTCTATTCGCTGACGCTGGCGACTATAATTTCTTCTGTGGTCCACATCAGGGTGCAGGTATGACAGGTACTATTCACGTCGAATGAGGACACAATGCAAAAAGTAGTTAATGTTATCGCGTTACTTTCAGGTCTAGTTTCATTTTCAATTCTAGGGGGTGGTGCTTATCTCTATATTCAAAAGGATGCACTCATTGAGAGTGCTACAAAGGCAGCAACAGAGGCAGCGACAGAAGCAGTCGTAGGCGCATTGCCTGGTCTGGTTGGTGGTCTCATGCCATCGGTGCCTGAGTTGCCTGGTGCAACTGGTGGTGCCATTCCTGCCTTACCAGGTGCTGGCGCTGCCGTACCAGGTGCTGGCGTACCTGGGGTGCCATCGGCAACTGGTAGTGTACTGCCATTCTAATGGAACCTATACGTGAGATTGGAACTAACATTATTGAAATCCGACAGATAGATATACCTGTTTGGAGTTTTAGTGAACCTTCCAACTCACAATATATAAGTCCACCAGTTACTGTCAACATCGGCATACCCGTTGTTGACATACCTGGGTGTGTAGAAGCACACGAAACTAATAACTCTAAGAACAATAAAGTTGGGGTTGATGATTCAAATGGTTTGGTTACGTATTGCGATTCTGGTTATCCCAGTTTTAACCCTATTTCTTTTGAACCGAACAGGATGACAATAACTGGTCCACCTACCGTTGGTGGTACCAAAGTAGATGAACCAAAACCAGTACCACCAACACCAGAAGTAAACACACCACCTGTTGCTACTGCTGTCGTAGAATGTCCGACACCAGCACAGGAAGCAAAGGAACCTGTTGGTACATTGGTAGAAGGATTTAGAAAAGAAGTTGTTGAATATAAACTAGTTGGTAATGAATGTGTACAGGTTACAGAAGCAGTTCCTCTACATACACAAATAATTGCTGGTCTACCTAGTGGTGGTCAAGTTATGCAGGTAGGTGGCATTGCTGTCATCGCTACTACATCAGCACTATTAGCAAAACCGCTGGCAGATCTACTATTGAAAGTAGTCAAACCAACGGTTAAGAAAGTTATTAAAAAGATTGCTAAACTCAGGGGGAAGGAGAGTAAGGTACCGTCTGTAAACGAACGTCGTTTGGAGCAGCGTCAGAGGAATCTTGCAATTCGGACTCTTCGGGAGGCACTGAAACCGAAGGGATAGTATGTCTGTGATCTTTAATCTGATTCACATTCATCACCACGACATCGGCACATATTTTATAGTAAGGGCTCTTGGGGTGGAACATGATTCCTTCCTTCATAAGAGATCCACAATTTTTTAATCTTGCAATCTCAAAGTCTAATCTTTTATTGGCAGCAGTTTGTTGTAGCAAATCAATACTTGCTGCTGCCGCTTCCTTACATTGGTCCTGCAACTTCTTATCAATGGGTGTACTCCATGTCATAGAGAACCCTACACCTAAACTATAATTATCTTTCTGTCCAGTACGTGTTTTCTTATGGAAGAGGATGTCTCCTGGATTGTCTATCAAACCGTCTTCATTTAGATCACTGATATCATACACAGGATCATTAAAGTATGGTTCGTATGGTTTAGATGCAGAAGCAGATCCTGTTACATAGGGGGTGAAGTTGCGAGTGGGACCTTGACATTGTATACCACTTCCGTATGTGTTTGTAATGTAAGGTCCTTGAAGGACTTGAATAGCTTGGTTTGTAACGGAGCCTGAACTATTAGCCACAGGAGAAGCAGTAGCAGACACACCACCAACAGTTTCAGCATAAGAAGGATTAGCAAATAAAAGGGTTACTGCGAGAAGATACTTGTGGTATCGGTTATGCTTGTAACCTCGGTTGTTCTGTTTATAATTGTTTGATTGCTTAAACCTGGGCCTTGATAAGTTTCTGTAAACTGAAACGCTGCGCCAGGTGTTGTTTGTGTAAACGTCGGTCTGTTGTTCACTCCTGTCCATGAAGAAGTCACTCCGTCAATAGTTACATTACTGGCACCTGTCCCTGGGGAAAGGTTGCCATTAGCGGTGATACCAGAACCAGTAGCAGAATACTGATATCCAGTGTTGTAGTCCATGCTATTTATAGACTCAGTTATAGTCTGTGTTGTCTCCGTGTGGCTCGTCATGGATCCCTGAGTAAAATTTGGGACCACGGGGACCGCCTGGGCAGGAACAAGTGTGACACTTGCACCCACCGCAACAATCGCACACGAGATGATCGTATTTTTCATCACTAACCTCAGTCAATTACAGTGATCTCACTCACGTATTGCCCTGTTGCTGTCGTGCCAGCCCCACCAGCCGTCACGGTGATCATACCCGCAGATGTCACAGTACCTGCTAATGACCCTGCTGTACCAGCAGTATAAGAAGTGGTGTTTGAGAAGTTAGGAACGTCACCTACCGTTGGAGCAGCAGTTGGAACTGCATCAGCCTGTGTATATGACTGACTGAACGAGAAGGCCGAACCTGCTGTATCCTGTGTGGCAGAGATAGTACCAGGAGCATAGATGCCAGAGGTGATAGTACCAGCGGAAACTGTGTGAGCAGTAGTTCCGTCAGTAGTATCGATATTTGTACCTGAGATACTAAACGATGAACCAATTCTAGTTGCCTGAGTTCGTGCTGAATCAACGGTGAGTTGGACACTTGCGGCATGTTTTGATACAAGTCCACCAGCGTTAGCAACGCTAGCAGTCATCAGAAGCATAACGAGAGGAAGAAATTTCTTCATCGTCTCGATGGTAGGAACTAGTTCTATTTAGGTCTTTTAAACCTCTTGACAGGACCTTTGTAACTACGTATAATACAGGGGTCAAAGACACCTAATATCACATGACCACAACTCCCACAAACCTATTCACAGCAACCGATTCCACCGATCCCAACCCCGTTAATACCAAGTTTGCATACGTAAGGGGCAACGAACGTCTGCGTCAGTCTATGATTCAGGCAGAGACTCGTGGTCGTGGATTCTCTTATCCTTGGATCGATGATTCATACAACATTGGTGACTGGTTCTGGAAACCAGTTTCCAAATCTGATTGGGATGAAGGCAAAGGACGCCCTGCAACGCCACCTAAAACCATGTTGCATGGTAGGCGTTGGAGAACCACCAAGCGTTTCAACGCTGACCGTCGCGAACATGGATATATGGTAGAGCGAGTTGCATGATAAGTACGGGGTTCACCACCCCGTATTTTTTTTGTTTGTTATAAATAAATTTGATTGCCTTCGGGGATCACACAATACAATCTCGCTTTAAAAGGAGTAGTTACATGACTGGACTGAGGAAGTTTTCTCATAAAGATCTTAATGCCGTAGTGGATGCGGTTGAGAAATATAGCATCGGGTTAGACGATGTTATGTATAGGTTACATTCATATGGAATGGGTAGTGTCAATGAGGCATATCCACCATATAATCTGGTGAGGGAATCAAACATCAAGTGGCGTATTGAAATGGCACTTGCTGGATGGGCACCAGATGAGGTGGAAGTCACCACTGAGTCAAATGTACTGCTGATTAGATCCGTCTCACCAAAAGCAAAGGGTGAAGATGAGTATCTGCATAGGGGTGTCAGCACTAGGACATTTGCTAGGGGGTTCAACCTTTCTGATGATGTGGAGATCGGTACAGTCACGTTTACAAATGGATTGCTTGTGATAGAATTGCAGAAGATCATTCCTGACCATCAGAAGTTAAAGATTTATGAAATTCGTCCTCAAATTCCTAACGAATCCAGGAACGATGACCTCCCTGACGCTGCTGGGGATGATAGCACTGATAGGAATGCTTCATAACCATGCCCACTTCTCCATGGAGCAGGATGCAGATGCCTATGTGAGACAGTGGTGTAGATCATCAGCAGAAAACAAAAAGACCTGCATCAGTTATGGTAGTTCGTATGATTAAACTACCTATATAATGTACAACCAAAGAGACCTCGTGGGGTCTCTTTTTGTTTGAGGTAAATCATGAACATGTATGTTAACCTGTGTCCTGCATACGCAGAAAAGAGTGAGACACTCACTCTTGATCTATCCCCTGAGGATATGGATCACTTTATGCAGTACGTTCACGTCCTAGCAGACACTAAAAACATTACTGCTAGACGTGCCTTTACTGATATGGTAAAGTACACTTATGAACAATTGATGGAGAAAGACTATGAGCGTAAGAATCGTAAGAATGCAAAACGGCGAGGACGTAATCGCTGATGTGTATGAAATGCGTGACAGCAAGGAAGGTCCACCACTAGCATATAAGTTAGAAAAACCTTACACTGTGGTGATTCAAGAGAATCATAATCTTTTTGAAGAACCATCCTTGCAGGAGACATCAAAGACTCTTGATACCATTGACATGGAGTTCACTGCATATGTACCGTTCTCTAAGAACTCACATATTTACATTCCTATTCCCTCTGTCACTTTCATTTACAACCCTATCGATCAACTGATCGAAAAATATAACGAACTAACTGCTTCCGATGCTGAAATTACTGTTGTTGAAGAACGATCCGAGCACGTACCTGCTGGGGAAACTGACGGAACTGGACGAGGAACCGAGTCTACTACTTGAAGACTGCTTTCGTGTCACTCCTGACGGGGAACTCAATGAGTATCCTCTGCACACAGATCAGCGAGATGTGTTCTTGACTTCTGACCTGATCTTTACTATACTAGATCCGTCTGCCGCTCTGGTGGGCAAGTATAAATCGATGGTTAGTTGATGCAGTTTTACACGGATGTGATTCTACTCGGTGATGTTATCCTGTATCGGGGATACAACAACGGTGAACCCGTTGAGTACCGAGAGAAATGCCGTCCTACCCTGTACTTCGTTCCTAACAACCAGACCAAGGAGTCTAAGTATAAGACTCTTGATGGTAGGTATGCTCATCCTAAACACTTTGACGGTGCTAGGGATGCTCGAAAGTTTATCGAGAAGTATACTGACGTTGATGGGTTGGAAGTGCATGGGTATGATAGGTTCGTGTATCAATTCATCGCTGACAAGTTCCCTGATGAGATTCGTTTCGATATGAACGCGATGAAGATCTATACGATTGACATCGAAGTTGGTTGTGACAATGGATTCCCCTCAGTAGAGGCGTGTCAAGAAGAGATACTTTGTATTACTATGAAGAATCTTGCTACCAAGGAGGTGATAACTTGGGGTACGAGGGAATTTACACCGAAGGACACGGAGTATCGTGTCTTTTGGAAGGAAGTAGAAATGTTGGAGGACTTTCATGCTTGGTGGTCTCAAAACACTCCTGATATTATCACTGGTTGGAACTGCAACCTGTATGATATTCCTTACATCTGTCGTCGATTTGAACGGGTGCTAGGAGAGACTTGGAAGAAAGGTCTCTCCCCCTGGAACCGTGTGATGGAACGTGAAATTGAGATGATGGGTCGTAAGCACATCTCATATGAAATCAATGGTGTCACAATTCTAGATTACCTAGATCTGTACAAGAAGTTCACTTATTCTGCACAGGAATCTTATCGTCTAGATCACATTGCAAATGTAGAACTGGGTCAAGCAAAGATTGACCACAGTGAATACCAGAACTTTAAAGAGTTCTATACAAAAGACTGGCAAAAGTTTGTTGAGTACAACATCGTTGACGTGGAACTCGTTGACCGTCTAGAAGACAAGATGAAACTCATCGAACTGGCATTAACTCTTGCGTATGACGCTAAGGTTAACCTCAGTGATGTCTATTCTCAGGTCAGGATGTGGGACACCCTCATCTACAATGACTTGAAGAAGCGTAACATTGTGGTTCCACCTAAGATCAGTACACAAAAGAATGATCAGTATGCTGGTGCGTATGTTAAAGAACCCATACCAGGTGCTTACGACTGGGTGGTGTCCTTTGACCTTAACTCTCTGTACCCTCACCTCATCATGCAGTACAACATCTCACCAGAAACTCTGGTTGAGAGGCGACACCCATCGGTGTCTGTTGACAAACTGCTGAACAAGGAGGTTGAGATCAGTGGAGAGTATGCTGTGTGTGCTAACGGTGCTCAGTACCGTAAAGATATACATGGTTTCCTACCTGAAATGATGCAAAGGATCTACGATGAACGGACCATATACAAGAAGAGAATGCTTCACGCTAAGCAGTCTCTTGAAAATGCCACCACACCTAAGGAAACCGTGGCACTACAAAAAGATATTGCAAGATACACCAATATCCAAATGGCAAGAAAGATCCAACTCAACAGTGCCTATGGTGCCATCGGAAACCAATACTTCCGATACTTCAATCTGGCAAATGCTGAGGCGATTACTCTCTCGGGGCAAGTCTCGATTAGATGGATCGAATCCGATGTCAACGGATACCTAAATAAAATATTGCAAACAGAGGAGGTAGATTATGTCATTGCATCTGACACCGATTCAATCTATCTTAATCTTGGACCTCTTGTTACTAAATTTCTTAGTGGTAAGTCTAACGATAAAGCAGCAACTGTTTCCTTACTTGACAAGATCTGTCAGGAGAAACTGGAACCTTTTATTGAACAATCGTATCAAAACCTGGCGTCGTATGTTTCGGCATATGATCAAAAGATGCAAATGAAGCGAGAGAACATCGCTGATCGTGGTATCTGGACTGCAAAGAAACGATACCTGCTCAATGTATGGGACAGTGAGGGTGTTAGGTATGAGAAACCTAAGTTAAAGATCATGGGTATCGAAGCAGTTAAGTCTTCTACACCTGCACCATGTCGTACTGCAATTAAGGAAGCACTTAATGTTGTTATGAATGGTACAGAAGCAGATATCCAGAAGTATATTGCACAGTTCAGGCGTAAGTTTGAAAGTCTCCCTCTTGAAGAGATTGCATTCCCTCGTGGATGTAATAACATAAGTAAATTCTCTTCACCTAGGAACATCTATGGTTCTGGATGTCCTATGCATGTCAGAGGTTCCTTGCTATACAATCACTATTGCAAGAAATTAAATCTTACTCACAAGTATCCCCTGATTCAGGAGGGTGAGAAGATCAAGTACATCTATCTACGTAAACCAAACAGGATTGGTGAGAATGTTATCTCATTCTTCCAGACTCTACCCAAAGAGTTTAATGTCCACTCATCGATAGATTATGATGAACAATTTGAGAAGTCCTTTTTACGTCCAGTCCGTGTTATACTGACGACGGTAGGATGGTCCACAGAACAACGTAACACTTTGGAGTTTTTATTCGGATGAGTTTTCTTAATGATGTAGTAAAGGAGATCGGCAATGAGTATGCTGGTATTGTTAACGAAGGGGTCGCTGCTGGCGATGTTGCATCTTTCGTTGATACTGGGTGCTATCTATTTAACGCCGTCGTTAGTGGGTCTCTTTTTGGTGGTGTTCCTTCCAATAAGATTACGGCTATTGCTGGTGAATCAAGCACGGGAAAGACTTTTTTTACTCTCGCTATCGTTCGTAATTTCCTTGATTCTGATCCAGATGCTGGATGCATATATTTTGAGTCCGAGTCTGCAATCTCTCGTGACATGATCGAGAGTCGTGGTATCGATTCAAAGCGTATGATGATCGTTCCTGTTGTTACAGTGCAAGAGTTTCGTACACAAGCAATCAAGATTGTTGATAAGTATCTAGAACAGAAACCTGAGGAACGCAAACCTCTGATGTTCTGTCTAGACTCACTGGGTATGCTATCAACTACCAAGGAAGTCACAGATGCTGAGGCAGGTTCTGAGACTCGTGACATGACTCGCTCTCAGATCGTCAAGTCTATCTTCCGTGTACTCACACTGAAACTTGGTAAGGCGAATGTACCTATGATTGTTACCAATCACACCTATGATGTCATCGGTGCCTATGTGCCAATGAAAGAAATGGGCGGTGGTAGTGGTTTGAAGTACGCTGCATCGTCTATTATATTCTTATCCAAGTCTAAGGAGAAGGATGGTAAAGATGTGATCGGTAACATCATCAAATGCGAAACCAAGAAGTCACGATTCACTAAGGAGAACGCTAAGATCGAGACACGCCTATTCTATGACGAGCGTGGACTTGACAAGTATTATGGACTACTGGAACTGGGTGAGAAGCACGGAGTCTTCGAGCGTGTGGGTAACCGTTATAAGATGGGGGACGTTTCTCTTTATTCTAAACAGATTCTCAAAGATCCTGAGAAGTATTTCACCCCAGAAGTAATGCAAGCACTAGATGAGGTCGCACAAAAGGAGTTCAGTTATGGAGCATGATCACTACATCAGAACATATGATAATGTTCTTGATGATAATCTTGTTAAGAACATCATGGAGTCTTCCAGAGATGTTCAGTGGGAATACTGGGACCGTGATGGTCGTCCACAGTTTCATCAGTTCAATGTGACTGACTATGCTCAGAACAATCCTGATTCTATCTGGGGTAAGGTTCACAATCGTCTGATTGAAGCAATCAAAGATGTGTCTGAACAGTATATGGAAGACACTGATAGTCGATCAGCATGGCCAGCAGAGAATGCACTTGAACAGATTCGTTTGAAGAAGTACATTGCAGAAGATGATGATCGTTTTGATCCTCACGTTGATGTTGGTGACCACAGTAGTGCTAGGAGGTTCCTTGCATTGTTCTTCTATCTGAATGACGTTGACGAGGGTGGTGAAACGTGGTTTACTAAGATGGGAATCAAAATTAAACCAGTAGCAGGTCGATGTCTGGTGTTCCCACCCACATGGACCTATCCTCATGCAGGACTACCACCATTGAAACAAAATAAACACATCATTGGTACCTATCTACACTACATTTAATGCAAAAGATTGAAGAAATTACTCTCAGTAAACTTATACGTGATGAAAACTATTGTAGATCTGTACTCCCTTTCCTAAAAGATGAATACTTTGATCACCAACCACACCAGGTATTGTTTCATCAGATAAATGATTATGTAACGGAATACAATACTATTCCTGAGACTACTGCTCTCAAAATTGAGATTGAAAAGCGACGAGATTTGAGTGAGGATATCATAAAAGATATCGAATCATTCCTTGATACCAGGATTGATGACACACAATATAATGATGAATGGTTACTGAATACTACTGAGAAGTGGTGTAAAGAACGTTCGATCTATCTTGCACTGATGGAGTCTATTAAGATTGCTGATGGTCAAGACAAGACTCGCACCAAAGATGCCATTCCCCACATCATGGCAGAAGCATTAGGTACATGCTTTGATGATACTGTGGGACATGATTACTTACTAGACTCCGACGACCGCTATGACTTTTACCACCAAACGCACGACAAGATTCCCTTTGATCTCGAATATTTCAACAAAATCACAAAAGGTGGTTTGCCTCGCAAGACTCTCAATGTCGCTCTTGCTGGAACGGGTGTCGGGAAAAGTCTATTCATGTGCCATATGGCTAGTGCCGCCCTCTTGCAAGGCAGGAACGTACTCTATATTACACTTGAAATGGCAGAGGAGAAGATTGCTGAACGAATTGACGCCAACCTCCTGGACATCAACATCAAGCAACTCTCGGACCCTCTCTTCACGAAACAACAGTTCCGAACAAAAGTAGATAAGATTGCTAAGCAGACCCAAGGTCGCTTAGTGATTAAGGAATACCCTACTGCATCTGCTCACGTCAATCACTTCAAGTCTCTCTTGAATGAACTGAGTATGAAGCGTGGTTTCGCTCCTGATATCATCTTCATTGACTACCTAAACATCTGTGCCTCTGCACGTTACAAGAATGCTGTGGTGAACTCCTATACTTTCATCAAAGGTATTGCAGAAGAACTACGTGGTCTTGCTGTTGAGATGGATGTACCTATTATGACTGCTACACAGACCACTAGGTCTGGTTATGGTAGTTCTGATGTTGATCTTACTGACACATCAGAATCATTTGGTCTTCCTGCCACTGCTGACTTGATGTTTGCTCTCATCTCTACTGAGGATTTGGAAGCAACAGGTCAGATTATGGTCAAACAATTGAAGAATAGATACAATGATCCGACAATGAACAAACGTTTCATCATAGGTATTGACAGAGCGAAGATGAGACTGTATGATTGTGATCAGTCTGAACAAGACAACATCCTTGACTCTGGTCAGGGCATTGAGGATAAGTTCCTTGAAACAAAAACACAAAGTAAATTTGACACTTGGCACGTATGACCGACTCCGCTAACAAAAGATCCCGCGACAACGACGTTAACGTTAATTTTGAGAGTAATGATGCTGCCTCAGCAGCAGCAGAGAAACTTTCTAATACTGCCCAAGATATCAAGGACGGTATGCAGGATAAACTTGAAGATATGCAGGAGGATACTCCTAAAACTCCTGAGGATTTCATCAATAAGAAGGGTTTCAATGCATGGGTGACTGCTGAGAAGATCAAAGAGAAGGAAGCAGAAAAGAATAAGAAGAAAGAAGAACGTTTCCGTGTGGATCTTGATAAGTATCTGCACTTTGCTGATGATACCTGCTCCAAACCAAGCAAGGATCAGGTTGCATACATCGAACGTCTTCGTCAACTCCATGAAGATGGTTGTAACATTGCTCGTCTTGACACCGCTGCTGCTGGTCTGACTGCTGAGTCAGGTGAGTTTGCAGAGATTGTGAAGAAGTTGAAGTTCCAAGGCAAACCCTGGAATGATGCTAACAAAGAACATCTCATCAAAGAACTTGGTGACATTCTATGGTATGCAGCACAAGCATGTCATGCACTAGAAGTGACCTTTGATCATGTTCTGTATGTCAACTCTCTGAAACTTGCTGCACGTTACTCCGAAGGTAGTTTCTCTATCGAAGAGTCTGAGAACCGTGTGGAAGGTGACATCTAATGCTCTCCCTCTGGATTCACTTGGTAGCATTCTTTCAAGTGGTTGTTATGAATTGTATTCAACCAGTCAACTGGATGTCTTGCTATCGAGTGGACCAGTGGTTAGTCCCAGAGGTAGTGCAGGGATATAAACTGTGGACAGGTCAAGAGAAACCATATCAGAATGAAAGAGATTATCTAAATAGTTTGGATAATCAGTGCCTAGAAGATGGCAAGATCGATTAAAGAAGCATGGGATGACTACAAACGTCATTACCAAAAAGGATTTGAGATTGTATCTAAGAAAGAGATCGTTGTATACGATGGTGCTCAGAGTAAAACAAAGGTAGGAGTTATCGCTAAGGGTGATGGTGTTCATGTTAAACCCATCAAAGGTGGTAACTACCAGGCCAGAATAGAAGTCTTGTATCAGAATGACAAGTCGGGGTGGATCTCTACTCCTTTGTTAGGCAAACCTAGGTCTGCCACAGGTAAGAAGAAGATGCCTGAGTTAAAACCTCAGGCGTTTGACATTCCTATGGATACTAAGATGTCTTTTGATACTTACTATAAGAAAGTCATCGCTGCTATTAAGAAAAGGGATGATCTTCAACTGGTAATCAAAGAGTATCTAATTGAACTAACTGATTTTTGTATGGAGCATGGTGCTACTGAGAAGAAGGAACTACTTAAAGCATATGCAGACTTAGCAGCATCAGAATACATTGATATTATGAATAACGTGGAGAAAGATTTCTCTGAGATTACTGCTCCACTATGTGTATTGGAACGTGGTGCTGCTGACTTAGATAAACTAGGGTATGGTAGGTTAAATAAGAAGAATGCACAGGTGTTCCTACCTGCTGCTGGTAATGAACCACTGATTGACTTTGTTATATTTGATGAGGAAAATACGTCATACCCCTTCTCCGTTAAGAAGATCAGTAAGACAACTAACGTAGTTAAACCTCAGGATATTATTTCTCTTATCAATAAGAAACAGATTGATGGTAAGAAAGATGATTGGGTTGAGAAATATAAGAAGACTGTTGAGTTTAAGATCTTAGAAGTTCTTGCTGAGAACAAAGTGAAGGATGGTTCTTTCCTTGCACTGGAATTGATTGCTAAGGACCTTAAATTAAAGACAAAATTACCCACAGAGGTGGTCAAAAACATTGATGCTATGGTGAAGGGTGGTGACCCTAAGGAATCAGATGTCAAAGCGGCACAAGCCTCCTGGTTGAAACTGGCAGAGATGTATTATAATGATGCTAAGGACTACTGGGAAGCACCCAAGCACAGTAGTGGCAAAGTTGGCATCGCCTCTCTCATCTGTCAAATGATGTTACGAAAGATCAGCAAGGATGGAGGACTGGTGTATCGTGAGGTCATTGAGCACTTTGTTATGAAGGAGGTCACCTACTACAAGTTCGCTACGAACAAAGGAATGCCAGTCTTCTACATGGAAAACCACTTGAAGAACAACCTCAAACCCACAGACCAGTACCACCTCAGAGAGAAATCATCTATTGGCAACCCTTACCGCGATAAAGTCGGAGTACAACCATGAGTAAGAACACACACCTCGAACACCTCGAAGATGATATCTTCAATAATGGATATGCTGGTGCTCAGAATGCACTTGCATTCTTGGAGGGTCTAAAAGGTATGCTAACCACTGGTAGTGGTGGTGGTAATACTAAGGTTACTGTGAAGTGGGATGGTGCTCCTGCTATCATCTGTGGCATAGACCCTGAGACGGACATGTTCTTTGTTGGAACCAAGTCTGTCTTTGCTAAGACCGAACCTAAGGTATGCTACTCCCATGAAGAGATTGACCTATGGTATGGCGGCACTGGTGTGCATCCTAAGTTGGTTGCTGCATACGATTACCTATCAAAGTTGCCTATCACGGGTGTGATCCAAGGAGATCTTCTGTATACAGAGACACCACCACTGGTTACTATGGGTGGCAAGAGATGCTACAAGTTCAAACCTAATACTATTACTTACTGTGTAGAGAAAGCAACCGAGATGGGTGGCAAGGTAGGTAAGTCTACGGTTGGTATTGTATTTCATACTAAGTACACTGGTCAGACTCTTGCTGAAATGTCTGCTGGTTTTGGTGTTAATGTTTCTGGTCTTCAAGGTGTGTCTGATGTGGCAGTATTCTCATCAGACTTCACCAACACCAACGGCATTGCAAACCTCAGTGCAGGAGAGAAGAACAAACTAGACATGAGTATGAGAACTGCCAAGCGCAACTTAGATTCATCTAGGAAGTTCTTGAATGAGATCGGTGGTACTACTAAGGGTATGGGACCTGCTGCTTTGTTTAAGATTTATTTCAACCAAGTGATCAAGTCAGGTAATATGCCTACTAGTTCATCGCAGATGTTAAATGGGTTCAAGACCTTTGTTGAGTCTAGATATGCTGCGAAAGAAGCAGGTGTGACGACACCTAAGGCAAAGGATAACTGGGCAAAGAAAAAAGAAGAGGCAATTAAATACCTAAATACTAATAAGTCTGAAATCTATCGCGCCTTGGGAGGATTTATGAATCTCATTAACGCTAAGGAACAGATCATCAACCGCCTCAAAAAAATTGAGGGTGTTGGTACATTTCTAGAAGATGAGAAAGGATACAAAGTCACTAGTCCAGAAGGATTTGTGGCCATCAAGGATGGCATGGCAGTCAAACTTGTTGATAGACTTGAATTCTCTCGTGCAAACTTCACCGTAGCAAAAGATTGGGGCAAATGAGATTTCGTCAGTTCATTATCGAAGCAGCAGCCGCTGTTGCTAAGAAAGCATCATCTTCTAAGAAGAAGAATGAAGTAATCGACAAGCATGTTGCTATCACTTTCGGTAGGTTCAACCCTCCCCATGCTGGTCATGGTAAGTTGATGGATGCTGTCAAGTCACATGCTGGTGACTCTGGTAACTATCGGATCTATCCTTCTAGATCACAGGATCATAAGAAGAATCCTCTGCACCCTGAGCAGAAGATTGAACACATGCGTGGCATGTTCAAGGGTCATAAGGATGCTATTCAGAACTCTGAGCAGCATAGAAATATCTTTGACATCCTACGTGACCTACATGATGAGGGTCATGAGCATGTCACTATGGTTGTTGGTGATGATCGTGTCAAAGAGTTTGAGAACTTGACACAGAAATATAACGGTAAGCATTACGACTTCAAGTCTATCAATATCAAATCTGCTGGTGCTCGTAACCCTGACAGTGAAGATCCTATTGAGAAACTCTCTGCTAGTGAGATGAGAAAACATGCTCAGGGTGGCAAGCACGATGACTTCCATGCTGGTACAGGTGGATATAAGAAGTCTAAGGAGATGATGCAGCACGTCATCGATGGTATGAAACCACCTGAGAAGAAGAAAGCACCTGCAAAGAAAGAGAAAGCAGCAGCAGTCAAGGAATCTGTCTGGGAGTATGCACCTATACTAGACTTTGCAGCATTCCGAGATCATTATATGCTAGATCATATCTTTAAGGTTGGTGCAGTTGTAGAGCATGACGACAGTGGTATGCGTGGTACAGTTGCTCACCGAGGTACTAACTATGTCATCATGCAGATGCCTGATGGCACTGAACATCGCACTTGGTTGCAGGATATTAGTGAAGTAAGTGACAACCAATCCAATCATTCTGCTGACGATGGTAGTGGTAATGACTGGAAAGTTGGTACCGACAAGTACAGACAAGCGGTTCAGAACATGACTCCTGGGCAGGAAATGAAGAAGTTCAGTGAGTTCGTCAAGAACCAAAAGTCTATTTCCAATAAATAATACTATACTTTTCCCTAGATCAATGCTGGATATCAAGGTTAGTGCTGCACTAATGGGGTTTTCCCTGTTAGAACAGCGCACAATTCTCGACTGCGTGAAGGAAGGTAAGCAGGCACCCACCGCTCGTCTTCGATCCGCAGTTACCACAGTCGAAGAGATTATCGACTCACACGAAGAAGTCGTAGAAGGATACGCTGGGTTCCCTATCGAAAAGGAACTGATCACTAAGAACAAAGGTAAGTTCAAAGATGATCGTAATATCGGTAGAGTGATCTCACAAGGTGGTCAGTCTATGGTGATCACAGGCAAGAAGTCTGATGGTCGTTATTCTGTTGTCGGTAAGAAAGGCGAGAAGACTGCTAAGGCACCCGAAGATATCGGTTTGAACATGCAGAGGGAGTGGATTGATATCGATGATCTCCACAACCAGATGGTTGAAGGTATGAAGGCAGCACGTAAGAACGTCGGTGCTTCCTCATGCTGGGACGGATACAAAGCAAGTGGTACTAAGAAGAAAGGTGGTAAGGAAGTTCCTAACTGCGTGAAGGAAGAGGATCAGATTGACGAACTCTACAAGGGTAAGCACGGTCAGAGTGAGAAGCAGTATCAGGACGGTAGATCTGATGCAGGCAAGATGGTCTCTGGCGACTCTAAGATGAGTGGATCCAAGTATGCTCAGGGTAGGAGAACTGGTAGTGATGCTGGTCCTCAACCTGCTGGTGGGTCTAAGAAACCTGCAAGTCAGGGTAAGATGGACAGCGGTAGTCGCACTGATCTAACATTCCGTAAGGCAGCACTCAAAAAGAAGAACGAAGAGTTTGATGCACTCGTCAATGAGATTATTCTTGACGAAGCATTTGATGACTATACGTTTGAAGAACTGCATGACATCTGTGTAGAGGCACTTAACGAACTCGACATCGAAGATCTTCAAGAAACCTTTGAGATTCTGGATGGTATCGATCTGTTGACTGAGGTCACCAGTCCTGCTAAGGTCAATGCTCTTCGCTTGAAGGACAAAGCATCTGGTGCTGCTGGCACAGGTCAGACTGCTGGTAGAGATGCTGGTGCTGAGGCACGTAAGCGTCTTGGTGATAAGAAACCTGAGGCAAAACCTGAGGTTGGAGCACGACGCGAGAAGATGAAAGCAGCATTGAAGTCTGCTGGATCTGCTGTTAAGTCTGGTCTCAAAAAGGCAGGTGCTGCTGCATCTAAGGGTGCTGGGTATGCTGCTGGTGCCGCTGGTCGTGCTGCTAAGGGCGCTGCTAGTAACTTCAAGAAAGGTTACGAGCGTGGATCCCAAGGTGGTGGTAGTAGTTCTACATCATCCGATTCCTCTGGTTCTACTAGCAACAACAGTGGAAGTTCCAGTAGTTCTAGCAGTGAACCACGCACTAGACTGCGTGATAAGATTAAGTCTGGTATCAAGAAAGTTGTGGGCGGCGTTGCTCGTTCAGTTTCCCGTGGTGCTCGTGGCGTAGCAAGACGCATGGGCGAAGAGAATACATATTCATGGCGTTCTGAAATGGGTCTCGATCAATGAAGACCGATCAAGTTAAACAAAATATTACTACCACTCAGAAGAAAGGTAACGTAATTATCAACCCTAAGAAGGAAGATCTCATGTCTGAATCACTAAGAAAAATTGTTCGTACCGAGGTGGAGTCTCTAAGAGAATCCGCTAAGAAGAAAGCGAAGAACATCAAGGCCGCCAAGGCAGGTAAGCGTTGGCAGGATTCTGATGGTGATGGCAAGTGGTATGAACCAGGTCAAGACGTTAAGAAAGAAGAGTGTGAAGCACCCGCTGCTGCTAAGGTGGATGACTCCGATGCTAAAAAGAAAGCAAAGGATCGCATGAAAGCAAAGATGATGCAGATGACTCAGGATCATGACGACAAGGCCGCTGGCAAGAGTTCTAAGTGATTAACGAAATCTCTTCTTCAATGCTTACTGATAAGAAGTATATGAAGAAGAGAGCATCAGACGCTGAGAAGCACAAAGAACAAGACGCTCGCATGAAATATGGCAAGCGTTACAAAGACTTTGTGAAGAAATCTGATGATGCTCCTACTAAAACTAGTAAAGGTGTACGCGCCCTTCACAAAGGTAAGTGGGGTTACATGAAAGATAAGAAGTTCACAGCAGACTAGCCTATATAGAGTAACGTTACTCTATAAAACCATGCTTGGATTTTTACTCCCACTAGCGAAGAAAATTATCTCTGACGCTGTTGCTAAGGTACCCGACAATGAAGAACTGGGTGAGAAACTTGTTGAGATCTGTCTTGTTATTCTTGCTAAGGCAGTTAAGTTGACCAAGACTGATATGGACGATCAACTTTTAGAAGTTGTCACCAAAGCAATCGCTGCTCGCGAAGAAGACTGATCCCTTGGGTCGGTCTCTTTCTTTTTATAAATAAGTTATAGGACAAACCCTTCAATTAAGAGAGAACAATGGCTGTATTTGGAAAAATTGATGCCGCAACTTTCGCGAACAACGTAGCGGTCACCAATGGTGACGCCACTGTTACGAAGAATGCAGCAGACACCGTAGTTGTAGGCGACATCTTGGAACTATCCAACGTCGCTTACATTGTTAAGCAAGTTACTAGTACAACTACAATCGAATTGCACAAAGCATATGCAGGTAGCACTGCTGCTGCACTCGCTGGTGCTGTTCGTAGGACTGCCCCTAAGGCAGTTGCTGAGTTTGTTGTCAAGGGTGGTGACAGCAATGCATACGATCTTGTATTCGTTGACACCACTGAGATGTTACTCGCTGAGAACAAGTCTCGCGGTATCAATGGTCCTGGTTGGTGGTTGTATCGCACATACACCACTGCTGCTGGCGACACCAAGCATAAGGCAGAGTGCTTAGCATTCGTCCATGCTGCTGCTGGCGCTGCTGGTGATGACGCTGACGATACTGTGGTTGCCGACGTGGCATCTGCTGTAACTGTCACTGTACAACCTGCTGCTTCTACATCTTCCTCTGGCGCTGGTACGTTTACTCTTACCACCACCACCACAGGCACACCTGGTGCTCTTGCATATGTCTGGCAACGTCAGACAGCAAGCGGTAAGCGTTGGACTAACATCTCTGCTTCCCTTGACACTGGCATCACCTATGCAGACTTCACGACCGCAACTCTTGCTTACAGTGGTCTCGCTGCTGACACTCTGGACGGCAACAAGTATCGCGTCAAGATTACGTCTGCTGGCGGTACAGAAGAGGTGATCACCGATGGTGCAGCAACATTGACCTTCGGTAGTTAAGAACTGACACTTCGTTATGAGATTTGATGAACTAAACGAAAGCAATCATTTAATGTTTGCTATTAAGTATTACGAAAACCCCCACTCAGTCACGGTTGACGACTTCATGGAAGACATGAAGAAGTTTAAGTATCTTAAAAGATTACTCAAACGGTACCTGAGCACGGGGGTTTTGCGTACTAATTTAATATTGAACCATATGATTATCCTATATAATGTGTTCGGTGATGGTACATTACCTCTGTTAATGTATAAACTTGAAAGGGAATACTGGTCTATCTTGAAGACCTTTATAGTATACTTAAACCGTTATCCATCTAGCGGTGGTAGTCTTGCTGATGTTCCTATTGATGATCTAGCAAAACAGATACTAGAAGACCTGTGATTAACGAAGACGCTCCTACTAATTCAGTTGGTACTGGTGCAGAGACTGCACTACCCCCATCACACGAACCTCCTGGCATTACACGTTTAACCAAACGTAAAGTAAAGAAGAGGAAGTTTGAGAAGAGTGTCGGTGAGATGCTCACGACTGAACAGGTAGATAAAAACTATCTACCATTTAGAGTGTCGTTTGAAGATGGTCAGACTGACTTCATTTTATATGGGAAGTCGGAATCACAAATTAAGATTGAACTGAGAAAGATCTATCGTCCAGAGATGGCGAAGAAGTTTAAAGTCACGAGACTTTATCCTAACCAAGTTATTAAATTCTATTGGGATAAAAGACAACAAGCGTTAGGGATGTAAGATACATGGCGGACATTAACTCAGCAATTCTAGAAAGATTAGAAAAAGTAGTAGACTCATTGCAGGATAATTCTGTAAAGATGGGTCAACTACTTGCTGTACATAATGAAAAGTTATCTACACAGAGTGAAGTTGATGGAATTCTATTTGAAAAAGTAGATAGACTTCATGCAGATCTGAATAAAGAGACAGACACAATCAAGAAAGGTTGTGAGAGAGACATCCGTCTTGTAGATGAAAGACTCAGGATGATGGAGAAAAAGATGTGGTCCATCTTTGGTGGTCTTGCTGTGATCTCTTTCCTCGTCAGTGTGCCAGGTCAAGGACTGCTCAGATCATTGACACCTGATGATCGATCTGCTATTCTAGGTACCACGGTACTGGGCATGGCTGATGCTGGACGAGATTTACGTCAACAGAATGAGTTGGCGATTGGAGAAGTTCAAGAAGGTCAAGGACGGACTCTATAATTTTAGATGCCCCTACTGTGGGGACTCCTCTAAGCATAAGAACAAAGCGAGAGGATACTTTTTTGTCATGAAGCAACGCATGGTCTTCAAGTGTCACAACTGTGGCATGGGTAGGACGCTTGCTAACTTCCTAAAAGATCAAGATCCTAACACGTACTCAGAGTACCAGTTAGAGAAGTATAGAAACAATGCCACTGGCAAAGCAACAACTGTTGCTAAGGTTGTCGTGCCTTCTAGTAAACCACGTTTCAGTAAGAAACCTACATCAGGTTTGGTGAATATCAAAGACCTAAATAATGAACATCTCGCAAAGAAATATCTGCTAGATCGTTTGATCCCTGAGGAAAAGATAGGATGTTTTTACTATGCAGATAAGTTCAAACGATGGGTTAACACCCAGAAACAAACGTTTGAATCCTTGCAAAACGATAGACCTAGAATTATTATCCCTCTCATTGGCGAGGACGGTACTTGGTTTGGTATCCAGGGTAGATCTCTGGCACCAACTAGCACGTTACGATACATCACCGTGATGTTTGAAGATCGTTTAAAACTATTCGGTCAAAATAATATTAACCCTGAGGAAACAGTTTATGTCACGGAAGGACCATTCGACTCCACTTTCATTACCAACTCTGTTGCTATGTGTGGTAGCGATGTTGACCACCGCTCTCTACCTTATCGATCTAGGGTCTGGGTTTTCGACAACGAACCAAGGAACCGACAAATTGTTGAGAGAATGCAGAGAACTGTTGATCAGGGAGACCCAATTGTAATATGGCCTAATACAATTAAACAAAAGGATATCAATGATATGGTACTGAAAGGACTTGACCCCAGTGCTATAATAAAAGGCAACACCTATCAAGGGTTACAAGCAAAACTTAAACTTACAGATTGGAAAAAAGTATGAGCACGACAGTAGTAAAAAGAGATGGAGTTGTTGCAGGTCTAGATCTCAATAAGATTCATGTGATGGTTGAACACGCTTGTAAGGACCTTGCAGGTGTATCTGAAAGTCAAGTTGAGATGAATGCTAACTTGCAATTCTTTGATGGTATTGCGACAGCAGATATCCAAGAGATTCTTATCAAGTCTGCTAATGATTTGATCTCTCTGGATGCTCCTAACTATCAGTTCGTTGCTGCACGTCTACTTCTATTCAGTCTTCGTAAGTCTGTATACAATGGGCATCCAGAAGGACATCCTCATCTGTATGAACAGATTCAACGTGGTGTAGTGTTGGGTGTGTATGATCCTGCTGTTCTTGAATCGTATTCAGAAGAAGAGTGGGATATTCTTGATAGTTATGTTGAACATGATCGTGACTACCTGTTTACTTATGCTGGTCTACGTCAGGTAACTGATAAATATCTTGTACAGGATCGTAGTAGCGGTCAAGTATATGAGACACCTCAGTTCATGTACATGCTGATTGCTGCAACTTTGTTTGCACCATACTCACAGGATATCAGGTTAGATTATGTCAGACGATACTACAACGCAATCAGCAAGCACCAAATCAACATCCCCACGCCTATCATGGCAGGGGTACGAACTCCCCTTCGACAGTTTGCTAGCTGTGTTCTTGTTGATGTTGATGACACCCTCGATAGTATCTTTTCTAGTGACATGGCGATTGGCTACTATGTTGCTCAGCGTGCAGGAATCGGTATCAACGCAGGTAGAATCCGTGGAATCAACGCTAAGATCCGAGGCGGAGAAGTTCAACACACAGGTGTTATTCCATTCCTCAAAAAGTTTGAAAGCACTGTCAGATGCTGTACTCAAAATGGCATTCGTGGTGGATCGGCAACAGTACACTTCCCAATCTGGCACCAAGAAATAGAAGACATCCTTGTTCTTAAAAATAACAAGGGTACAGAAGATAATAGAGTACGTAAACTTGATTACTCTATTCAGTTAAGTAAAATATTCTATGAGAGATTTATTAGAAATGAATCTATTACGTTATTCTCTCCTAATAATGTGCCTGGTCTCTATGATGCTTTTGGTACTGATGCATTCGATGATCTCTACCTACAATACGAAAGAGACGAGTCCATTGAGAGAAAGTCTGTGGGAGCGCAGGAACTGATCCTTAACATCTTGAAGGAGAGAGCAGAGACTGGTCGTATCTATCTGATGAATCTTGACCATTGTAATTCACATTCATCCTTCAAGGATAAGGTGAACATGTCTAACCTGTGTCAAGAGATCACACTACCTACTGATCCTATTAATCATATCGATGATGATGGTGGTGAGATTGCATTGTGTATTCTATCTGCAATCAACGTAGGAAAACTACGTGATCTTGATGAGATGGAAGACCTTGCCGACCTTGCTGTTCGTGGTCTTGAAGAACTGATTGACTATCAAGACTATCCTGTGGAAGCAGCACGTCGTAGCACCCTCTCACGCCGCTCTCTGGGCATTGGATTCATCGGTCTGGCACATTACCTAGCAAAACGTGGATTAAAGTATGACAACCCTGATGCATACAAGGAAGTTCATAAACTCACCGAAGCGTTTCAGTACAACCTTCTGAAAGCATCTAATCAGATCGCTAAGGAGAAGGGAGCATGTGATGGATACGAACGTACTAAGTATCATGATGGAATTCTACCTATCGATACATATAAACAGGAGGTTGACGAACTAGCAGCACCAGAGTACAATTATGATTGGGAAAGTCTTCGCGAATCTATCGCCGCCCACGGTCTTAGGCACTCAACATTGTCCGCACAGATGCCTTCGGAAAGCAGTTCCGTTGTGTCAAATGCAACCAATGGAATCGAACCACCTCGCGACTACCTGTCCATTAAAAAATCAAAGAAGGGACCTCTTAAACAGATTGTTCCACAATATAATTCATTAAAGAACAACTACACACTGCTGTGGGATATGCCTTCTAACGCGGGTTACATTCGTATTGTTGCAGTGATGCAGAAGTTCTTCGATCAGGCGATCAGTGGCAACTGGTCATACAATCCTACCCAGTTCAATGACAATGAGATTCCTGTGTCTGTGATGGCACAAGACTTCTTAACTACGTACAAGTATGGGTGGAAGACATCTTACTATCAGAACACCTATGATAATAAGAAGGATGAAGACACCGATGACACAGAACAGAAACTCAATGCCCTTGTCGATGACATTTTGAGTGGCGATGAGTCTGAGTGTGACGCCTGCAATGTCTAAGGAAATCACCATCACATTATGTGCAGAACTGCAAGAGGACTTCGAGTCCTACCTTGCAGTCTGTGAGTCTTTGGACTTCCCTCCAAGGATAAATTCATTTTTAAATTATGTCACAAACTACGGAACATACGGAGCAGAGAATGGGAGTCACAGTCTTCAACAGCAGGAAGGTTGACACTAAAAAACAACCGATGTTCTTCGGAGCACCGCTAGGTATGCAGCAGTATGCCGAGTTCAAGTATCCTGATTTTGATAAACTAACTCAGACACAACTCGGATACTTTTGGAGACCCGAAGAAGTATCACTACAAAAAGATAGAGTAGACTACAAAACTCTTAATGCACAGCAACAACACATCTATACTTCTAACTTGAAGTATCAGATCCTTCTAGATTCTGTACAAGGTCGTGGACCTGGTATGGCATTCTCACCATACTGTTCTCTGCCAGAACTAGAAGGTGCCATGGGTGTGTGGCAGTTCATGGAACAGATTCATTCTCGTTCCTATACACACATCATCAAGAATGTATATCCTGATCCCTCCATTGTTCTGGATACTACACTAGACGAACCACAAATTCTTAGACGTGCTAAGTCTGTTACCAAAGCATACGATGTGTTCTTGAATGCAGTAGGTTCATGGGCAGAGGGTGACATGTGGTCTAAGGATTGGGAAGGATCACCTTGCCGTGATGAGACACTGAGGGATCTGAAACGTAAACTCTATCTGGCAATTGCTAATGTTAACATCCTTGAAGGTATACGGTTCTATGTTTCTTTTGCTTGTAGTTTTGCTTTTGGTGAACTTAAACTCATGGAAGGTTCAGCAAAAATTATCTCCCTTATTGCCAGGGATGAGTCACAGCACCTCGTTCTGACTCAGAAGATCTTGAAGAAGTGGAAGGAAGGTGATGATCCTGAGATGCAAGAGATTGCATTAGAGGAGAAAGAAACTGTTCGTCAGATGTTTGCTGAGGCAGTGACCGAAGAGAAAGAGTGGGCGAACTTCTTATTCAAAGAAGGTTCTATGATCGGACTGAACGAGAGACTACTCTCACAGTACGTTGAGTGGATCGCTAACCGTCGTATGAAGTCTATTGGTCTCGAACCCATGTTCGATATCCCTGCTAAGAACAACCCACTGCCATGGACTGAGCACTGGTTGAACTCTAAGGGTCAGCAGAACGCACCACAAGAGACTGAGATTGAATCCTATGTAGTCGGTGGCATCAAGCAAGATGTTGAGAGTGCTACGTTTGCTGACTTCCAACTTTGAGTAAGAAGTCGTGGAAGCATAAGAAGAGGATCCCCTCCAACCCTGTCAGGTCTGTTGGGGATCACATCAAATTCTTAAATGATTTGAAGAAAGACCTTAGGCGACCAGGCACTAGGATGCGAAAAAGAGACTTGACATTATAAATATTATCGGGTACAATGTACCCATCGTTCACTGATCAGGACTCTATATCCTGGTTGGCGCAAGTAAATCGCGGAACGGAGCCGTTCATCCCATGATAGAACTATTATTCTATACATCACTCACTTGCGCTCAGGCCGATGCAATTATGTTTCGGATGAGAACAAATGAGAACATTCCTCCTGAGTATAAGGTGGAATTGATTGAGGTCATGAAGGAATCAACGCCTGATTGCTACCCATGGGACGCATACGATTGAAGGAACGGGGTCTAACCACCTCACTTTCAGGAGTAAATCCATGGCACAAGTCACTTACCGTGGTGTCGCATACGACACCGAGCAGTACAAAGAGAAGGTCATTGCTGAGCAAACTGCTAAGCAAAGATTTGATCTCATGTATCGCGGTACCAGAGTCAACCGTAAGGTTGTACCTGACACCAAAACTGCTTGAACGAATTGAATACCAGGACCCACATGGGTCCTTTTTTCTTACAATTATTAAGGTTATGATGAAAATCTTTTTGGATAGTAGTGATGCTAACGAAATCGAGAGAGCAGTAGAGACTGGTCTTATCGATGGTGTGACTACTAACCCTACGTTGATGCTCAGAGCAGGGCGAGACCCCGAAGAAGTATTAGAAGAGATCTCAGATATGTTCCCCTGGACATCATCTATCTCAGCAGAAGTATCTGGATCAACAGCAGAAGAGATGCTAGTGATGGCAGATGCTTATATTCAGATCAATCCAAACATTACAATCAAAGTTCCTTGCAATGTAGAAGGTCTCAAAGCATGTAAGACTCTTTCTGATAATGAAATTGATGTAAATGTAACCCTTATCTTCTCTACGGCACAGGCAATCCTTGCTGCTAAGGCAGGTGCTAAGTATGTGTCACCCTTTGTAGGAAGATGTAACGACAACAGTGTGAGTGGAGTGGAACTTGTACGTGCGATTGCTGGTGTGTATGCTACTCATCGCATTGACACACAGATACTGGCTGCATCATTAAGAGATGTGCATCATGTCTCCCGCTGCTTCCTGTATGGTGCTAATGTAGTTACGATGCCACCCACGGTATTCTGGAAGATGTATGATCATGTCCTTACTCGCGAAGGACTTACCCAGTTTGAGAAAGACTGGGCAGAGGTACAACGTTTTATTAACACGGATGATGACGAATGAAGGACACACGAATCACAGTAGAAGATTACAAATGTGTATCCGATGAGTTCTTTGACAAGTACAACTATGTCATTGAACGTATGGGACCAGGACCTACCAAGTCTGAGGATGTACTCAAAGTCATGGAAGCACTGAGTGGTGCAGTCATGAAAGAGAGAGCAGACCATGGTGTAGGACCATTTGGATTCAACAAACCAAAGCAGGAGGAGACTGAATGAATTACGATAAGGTAAAAGCAATCGCTCATAACCTCAAACTTCTAGCAATCAGTCTAGAAGATGCCATCAAGGAAGATCCCCAACGATACACAGTGCAATCATCAGAACCACAGATTGGGTATCGTCTTGGTGATGACGATGATGGTTATGCCGATTAAACACCAGTGGAATATAGATTCCGATAACTTACACCCCACCGTATATCTTAGATTGATCTCAGAGATGGAGGGGTGTTGTGCAATCCTCAGTGCTCTTCCCCCAGATGGGACTGACTCTGAGGATTATAAGTATATAAGAGAAGCGTGTAACCGCTACTACAAAGTATACTTTAAGTACAAGAAACATTATGAGGCCACAGAGCGCGAAAGCAAAGGGACGTAGGTTCCAGCAGTGGGTGAGAGACATGCTCATCGAGCATAGAGATATTCACCCAGAAGATATTGAGTCTCGTAGTATGGGTGCTGGTGGTGAAGATATTATGATGGCGAGAGATGCCAGACAGAAGTTTCCATTCAGTATTGAATGTAAGAATGTCGAAAAACTCAATGTATATGATGCATACGATCAAGCGTGTGCAAACTCTGGTGATAACACACCAATTCTATTCATGAAAAAGAATGGAAAGAAACCCCTTGCGGTTGTAGATGCTGAATGGTTTATCAAAAATGTTTACAATTCCAATTGAATCTTTCAAAGTTCCTGACTGGGACAAGTGGAAACCTATCTTACTAGATAAGTGTAATGAGAACAGTCCTCAGGCACATATCACTGGTGGTCGTCTCAATCTACATGAGATGGACACAGATTATCATGAGTTAGTTGGTAAGAAGATCATGCCCAAGTATTATTGGGATGTATTAGACTGTTTAGATCCAATTCTAGATGAGATGCAGATTGATTACCCTCTGGACATCAGAAAGATTGTAGCAATGTGGCATCAGACTACCAAGAATGGTATGTTTCATGGGGTACATAACCATGGACCTGTGGGAATCACTGCTGTATTGTATGTTGATTTCAAACCTGAGATCCATAAGGCAACTACATTCTTCGCACCCTTCCACAACTACATCAACGGTGAGGTGGTGGACTACATGCCTGATGTAAATGAAGGTGACTGTGTGTTCTTTCCATCATACTTACCACACATGCAGGAACCTAACTTCACTGATGTGTCTCGCACTATCATTTCTTTCAACATTATGGGTAAGGAGATGACACCACACGCGGTTGTGCCACGCATCCAACTGCAACAAGGCGGTTGACATCGCAGTCATCCTGCTATATATTAATAGAGTTCTGGACTTAGAGCAAACCATGGATGACTATCTTGATTCAGAAGACTTCTACATGTTAGAACTTCTGATTGACGAACTCCATGAACATGTGGAGCAGGGTGCTGACATGTCAGCATATGCAGTTAACGAAAGAATTAAATCCATTTATGAACTACCGTGATCGTTATGTCACTGTCGAACTGACTGATGATGAGTTTGAACAGATCAATCAAATAGTTTCAGAACACAAGAACTTTAAGACAACAGAAATAGAGAACGTTAGAGAATGTGAAGTCGCCTTCATTGATTCTCAAACACTCTATGATATCATCATGTCTTATGCTACTCGTGTGAATGAAGCAGCGAATTGGTTTTTTGATCTAGACTTTGTTGAACCCTTGCAGGTGACAAAGTATAGTGAAGGTCATCGTTATGATTGGCACCAAGATGAATCTGAATGGCATCCCTTTAAGAGGAATGATCAGAAGATTCGTAAGATATCATTCACTCTCCTACTGAATGATAACTTTGAAGGTGGTGAGTTCCATCTAATCAATCAGGCAGTCCCATTGAAGTCAGCATACATGGTGTTCTTCCATTCGGATGACCCACACATGGTTGCTCCTGTGACCTCAGGCACCCGTCTATCCCTTGTAGGATGGATCCAGGGACCCGCTTGGCGGTAACATGGTTCAGTAGCTCAGTTGGATAGAGCAACTGCCTTCTAAGCAGTCGGTCGCTGGTTCGAGTCCAGCCTGAATCGTCGGGGTTACGCCCCCCGAACACAGTAGAATAAGTAGGAGAGAGACGATCATGACGATCCAATCTAGATTTGCAAACTCTTTGCAAATCCTTCGCGATGCTGCCAACGGAGACATCTCCTTGGAAATCCAGTATCCTCATCTGTTCTCACAAGTCTGTCGCTTTTATGAAAATAAAGGAGTCAGGTTCTTTGGTTCAGATGTTGAAGAAGATTATGCCTACCTTATTGACCACCTTATAGCAGATAATGTACTTGTCTAAATGAAACTTAACCCAGAACCTATACTGTATGATGGCCGAATAGCGAATCCTCGTACCGATTTTATCTACACAGAGAAGATTGACGAGAGCGTTGTTGATGGCATCGTTGACTTTTATCATACTCAAACTATCTTTGAGAAATGGCCTGGGGAAACGATTGATGATAATGGTGGTGGCATGGTAAACACTGCTATCAAAGATTCCATGGACAACCCTGTCTTTATTGGGATCACTGATAGCAGAGTTCGTGATCTCACTGGGGAAGTGAACCGTGTAGTGAATAACTATGTCGATCACTTCCCTCTTTGTTCTAAGACAAATATCTGGAAGATGGAAGAGTTCTTCAATCTTCAATACTATAAACCAGGTGGTGGTTACCACATGTGGCACTGTGAAAGACAGTCATCGAGTAGATCTAATACTTATAGACACCTCGTTTGGATGACGTTCTTAAATGATGTGCCCGATGGTGGTACCGAATGGTTTCATCAAGATCTATATGTTCCTGCTGAAAAAGGTTTGACTGTCATCTGGCCTAGCGATTGGACCTACACCCATAGGGGTCGCAAATCAGACACATCAGAGAAACTGATCGCGACAGGGTGGTATCATTTCCTATAACGTGCTATCATATGCCTAGGTTATCTCACCAGTACATGACACCGATTGTTCTCCTAGAACGCTTTCCCTACCGCTATGTCGAGACAGGTGTTCTCGATAACGGTACTCCCGACTTTCGTATTCAAAAGACTGATGCCCGTACTGGAAGGTACCAGGACATGTATCTCTGTGACAATGCTATGCAGATGAGCACAGCGATGGATGACTTTGAATACACTAAGTGGTTGGATCCAGCAGGAGTTCCCTGCTATGTGCGAGACAATGTAAAATCACCAAAGGACACTGACTAATGACAAACGTTCGTAATGAATTTAACAACGCAGTAGATGCACTGCGATCTGCTTTGAAAGCAGCAATTGACGATCCTACATTTGATCGCAACAATCTTAGTGAGGTATGGCGACACTATCAAGGTCTCCAAACTATCACTGAGAGGATTCCAGGAGGCGCTACAAGTGCCTTCACTCAGGATCTAGGACTCAGTACATCAGATTATATTAATTTTGATCTGAGTGACACCGTGGCAGCAGCAGGCAACATTGAAATCAACACTCCTGGTCAAGACATGATCTCGTTTGGTTGACAAATCTTAACAAATCCTATATAGTAGGACCTGTTACATAACTTTACAACTCATGACTGTTACTTCTAACGACCGTGGCCAGCAAAACATGTGGGCAACTGAACCCCGTATGTATATTGACCCAACCGAAGCAGAACGCTATGGTTACGAAACCTATGCCGAACGTGCAGAAAAACTGAATGGACGTACTGCTATGCTTGGATTTGTTGCTGCTGTTATTTCCTACGCTACTAGTGGTAGTGTATTTTTCTTTGGTATCTTTGGTTTCTAATGCAACAAACTTATACAGAAGAGTCCCTGATCGAGACAGTTGCTGCTCTCGGATGGGACGTGAGGCATGACAACATCGTGGTTGAAGTTGGAGGCACTGTTGTCTCTGGCATCCACCAAGGTGAAAACTACAATAAGAAGTGGGCAACACCTTATGGTACTCGCAAGTTCAATAAGGATGCCTTCATTGTGATCAAGAACCTATCCAGGAATGACGACACTAAGTCTCAACCTATGGACAGACCTCACGAACCACATCATTCAAAGACACCAGACATTGTTGTCAACATGGACGGTGGTGTAGGTGGTTCTTGGGAAGTTACTGAGGAGACTAACGATGTTCCTACCTGAGGTAACTTTCAAATACAGTAAGGGTGACACCTGGGTAGACATTGATACCCATCATTTGTTTGATCGTAAGCGTAGTGTAGTATTCTCACTACCTGGTGCATTCACACCCACTTGTACTACAAGACAACTACCTGCATACGATGAACTTTATCCTGAGTTCATGAAGTATGTTAATGAAGTCTACTGTATTTCTGTTAACGATTCCTTTGTAATGAACCAATGGTTCAGTCAAGTCAAAGTTCAAAATGTAAAACCAATTCCAGACGGAGCATGTGAATTCACTAGCGCCATGGGAATGGCAGTGAACAAAGCAAACTTTGGATTTGGATATCGATCATGGCGATATGCTATGGTAGTAAATAATGGTGAGATTGAAAGGATCTTTGAAGAACCTGGTAAGGTAGGTCTCTGCCCCGCAGATCCCTACTCTGTTTCATCTCCACAAACCGTACTCAACTATCTACAAGAACAATGAACGAAAAAGCAGAACGCATCAATGGATGGGCAGCAATGCTCGGAGTCATCGCAGCACTCGGTGCATACGCACTGACAGGACAGGTTATCCCTGGCATCTGGTAAACTAAATAAATCTGTGTTGAACGCAGATCAATGGAGAGATACGCATTAGAATTTAATTTGAATGGTAGATGGATCAGATTGAAACACTACAATAATCTCACTAGAATCAAGGCAGAGTTTTACATTTATCTCTGCTCACGAATGAGTATCTCTCCCACCTGTAAAAAAGAACTACGTTGTGTATCACTATGATTGAAGATTGGAGATACAATCCTGAGCGCCTAGATGATAGGCGCTTTTGTTTAGCCGCCCTTGTCATGCATGGGTGTCAGATTGATAGAAAAGTATATGAATTCTGTCATGACTACACATCCAGCGGTGCATGTCAAGGCATGTTGGGACAGTTCACAGAAGGCAAGGGTGCTCCTGAGGCATTCCGAGTCGTTTATGATGCCTTCCAGTCCTGGTTGATCGAGACAGATCAGGGGACAGATTACGAACTGGTTCAGCAGGAAGGGGTTGACAAAATCGGATAATGCCTATATATTATATGAGTCGTTACAAAACGACACACAACACGCCTTACCAAGACTAAACAGCGTGTCTAAACAACAGTCTTTAATACCTGCCTCTGAGGGTGAGACAGGAATAATTTACTAGTGTTTCCCTGCACTCATACCTAACCCTTTTTCAAAATGTCCACACTTTCAAGACAACAATCTACTTCCTCGTGGGAATCTTTCTGCGAGTGGGTCACCTCCACCAACAACCGTTTGTATGTTGGTTGGTTCGGTGTACTGATGATCCCAACTCTGTTGGCGGCAACCATCTGCTTCATCGTTGCTTTCGTAGCAGCACCTCCCGTCGATATTGACGGCATCCGCGAACCCGTAGCAGGTTCACTTATGTATGGAAACAACATCATCTCTGGTGCTGTTGTCCCATCCTCCAACGCAATTGGTCTTCACTTCTACCCCATCTGGGAAGCAGCATCTCTCGATGAGTGGCTGTACAATGGTGGTCCTTTCCAACTCGTAGTCTTCCACTTCCTGATCGGCATCTATGCCTATATGGGACGTGAATGGGAACTCTCATACCGCCTTGGTATGCGCCCCTGGATCTGTGTTGCTTACTCAGCACCAGTCGCTGCTGCAAGTGCAGTATTCCTAGTCTATCCGTTCGGTCAAGGTTCTTTCTCCGATGCTATGCCTCTTGGTATCTCTGGTACTTTTAACTACATGCTTGTATTCCAAGCAGAACACAATATCCTTATGCACCCGTTCCACATGCTCGGTGTTGCTGGGG